GTTCGCCGAGCTGAAGTCGTGGGTGTCACGCCTGCCGCCTCCGGTGAGGGTGCTGTTGGAGTCCTACAGCGACCGGGTTGAATTGAAGGCCGATCCTGACGGATCGTTCGTCAGTGCGCGGACTGCCTCGTCTGAGCGGCCGGAGGCCATGTCGGGAGTCCATAGCGCGTTCGTGCTGCTGGTCGCGGACGAGGCGCCGGGTATCCCTGAGGCGGTATTCGAGAACTCGATAGGGTCGATGTCCGGGTCCGGGGCGACCATGATCCTGATCGGCAATCCGACCCGCCTGAGCGGGCTGTTCTACAAGACGCATCGTGATCCCAAGCTGGCGCCGCGCTGGGAGAAGATGACGGTTTCGTGCCTCGACCCTGATCTGGACGATCTGGTTGATAAGGAGTTCATTCAGGAAGTCATCGACACCTACGGCGAGAACTCGGACCAGTACCGGGTGCGTGTGCTGGGTGAGTTCCCGGCCTCGGAAGCCAATACGCTCATCCCGCTGGATTTGGTCGAGGCGGCCATGAAGCGGGATATCGCGCTCGTGACGACGGACCCGATTGTCTACGGCGTCGATGTCGGTCGGCAGGGGCCGGACAGGTCCGTGATCTGCAAGCGCCAGGGCAACGTCGTGCTGGAGGTGAAGTTCCGGCACGGCAACGACTTGATGGAAACGACCGGGTGGGTGGCGGCGGATGCAAATGTCGACCGGCCGGCGGAAATCTGCGTCGATTCCATCGGCATGGGGGCGGGCGTTGCCGACCGTCTTCGGGAGCTGGGCTTCAACGTCCGCGACGTGAACGTGGCGGAAGCTTCGCCCATGAACCCGCAGGCCGCGCGGTTGCGGGACGAGCTTTGGCTGAGCCTGCGTGACTGGCTGACCGCTCGCGCCTGCCGACTGCCGAGCGACGATGCGCTCAAGCTAGAGATCAGCACGCCGCAGTTTAGCTACCTGTCCAACGGCAAATACAAGATCGAGGGCAAGGACGAGATGAAGAAGCGCCTGAAGCGCTCGCCCGATCTTGCCGACGCTTTGTGCCTCACCTTTGCCGGGCAGGCCGCCATGGTCGGCGGACGCGCCCCTGCGTGGATACCCGGCCGCCCGCTTCAACGCTCCATCCGGGGCATAGTCTAGGAGAAAAGCATGGTAATCGCTGACACTCAGCGTTCCAACACTCGCGCAGTCGAGCCCCGGGCCATCAACCCATCCTGCTTCAACGCAATCGACCGCGCGACGGCCAATGCGTCCGATCTCCAGGAGCGGCTTCGCGCTGTGGTCGACCGGCTCATCGGCCCTCCGATGGTCCAGATGAACAGCCTCAATCCGAACATGACGGTGACCGGGGAACCTCGGCGTCCTGGCATGCTTTTTCAGGCTGAGGACCAGGCGAACACCATCGACCGCTACATCGAGGAGATGAACGCCGACCTGACTCGCCTTGAGCAGGCTCTGCCATGAAAACCTTCAAGACCTTTGCCGACGCCGCGAAAGCGTTTCAGATGAAAGAGAGCAAGTTGGTCCTCACGCCCGAGGGCAACGGCGGCTACGACTTCGAAAAGAAGCCCCGCACCCCGGCGCAGAATATGGCCACCCGGAAGGCGGGCCAAGCCTCTGCCATGAAGCGCAAGGGAGGCATGGCGTGACCGAGTGGCTGAAGCTCTACATCGGCGGCCTGATTACCGATATCTCCGCGCACAAGGCGATGATCGAGGCGCAAGGGGCGGAAATCGAGCGCCTGAAGGCCAATCCGGATGTCCCGGACGGTTGGATGCTCGTCCCGAAAGAGGCGACGGCTGAAATGCTTGGGGCTCCCATTCACGAAGCCGATGGATGCGACGCCCGATACCAAAGCAAAGACGATTTCCGTGCGGCTTGGGAAGCCATGCTTGGCGCGGCTCCGGAGTGGCCTGTTCGATGACCGAAGAAGAATACCAGGGCCGCATCCGGCAGTCCATTGCCGACGCCATCGACTACGTCGATAGCCACCTCGCGCCCGATCGGGAGAAGGCCCAGAAATACTACAAGGGCGAACTCCCCGCGCCGGTAGAGGTAGGCCGCTCTCAGGTCGTGATGACCGAGGTGCGCGATGTCGTGCTGGCCATGATGCCCGATTTGCTGCGCATCGTGTCGGCTTCCGAGAAGCCCTGCGAATACATGCCCACGTCCGCCTCCAAGGTGGCGATGGCGGCGCAGGCGACCGACTACATCGCCCATGTCTTCTACAACGACAATCCGGGCTTCCTGATCCTCCACGACTGGCTGAAGGACGGGCTGAAGTTCAAGATCGGCATCGTCAAATGGCGCTGGGCCGACGACGAGACGGTGAGCGAGGCGCGCTTCACCGGCATTGACGACGGGCAGGTCCAGGTTCTCCTTTCCGAGCCGGGCGTTGAAATCCTCGAACAGGAATCGACCGTCGTTCAGGAGGCTGTCACGGACCCCATGTCCGGCATGGTCGTCTCCCCGGCGGTTTCCAGCCACGACATCCACATCCGCCGCACCGTGCCGCGCAATCGCGCCATCATCGAGTGCATGCCGCCCGAGGAGTTCCTTGTCGCGCGCGATGCCCGCTGCCTCGAGGACGGCTCTCACCACCGGACCTACAAGACGCTCTCCGAGCTCGTCGGCATGGGCTACGACGAAGACGAGATCAAGGAACACGGCGGCGCGCCGCAGACCTTCGACCAGAACAGCGAGGCGCAGACCCGCAACCCGGCGATCATGTCGATCATCCAGTCCGGAACGGGCGAGGACAAGTACGAGTACGTCGAAAGCTACCTGAAGATCGACAAGGACGGCGACGGCATCGCGGAACTGCGGAAAATCTGCACGATTGGCGATGCCTACCCCCTGCACGACGAAATCATCGACGACGTTCCGATGGCGATCTGGTCGCCCGACCCCGAACCGCACATGGTGGTCGGCGGATCGATGGCCGAACAGGTCATGGACATTCAGGACGTTAAGTCGAACGTCTCGCGCGGCATGCTCGATTCGCTGGCGATGTCGATCTTCCCGCGTACCGCCGTGGTCGAGGGGCAGACCAACCTCGATGACGTGATGAACAATTCCATCGGCGCCATCATCCGCATGCGCGCGCCGGGCATGGTGCAGCCTCTGGCGACGCCGTTCATCGGCCAGCAGGCCATGCCGATCATCAACTGGCTGGACGGCGTGCGGGCACAGCGGACCGGCATGTCCCCGGCCTCGCAGGGCCTCGACCCGGAAGTGCTGCAAAGCACGACCAAGGCCGCCGTGACCGCCACTGTCACGGGGGCGCAGGCACGCACCGAGCTTGTCGCCCGCATCTTCGCCGAAACCGGCCTCAAGAGCCTGTTCCGGGGCCTCCTGAAGCTCATCGTCAAGCATCAGGACAAGCCGCGTACCGTCCGCCTCCGGGACCAGTGGGTGACGGTCGATCCGCGTTATTGGGATGCAGATCTGGACGTGAAGTCCAATGTCGCACTGGGCCGGGGCACCGATCAGGACCGCATGATGTTCCTGATGCAGGTGCTTCAGAAACAGGAACTCATCATCCAGACCATGGGGCCGATGAACCCGATTTGCAGCATCCCGGAATACTGGAACACGCTCGACCAGCTTTGCTCGCTCGCCGGCTTCAAGGACACGACGCGCTACTTCAAGCAGCCGACGCCTGAAACCATGCAGATGATGGCCCAGCAGTCGCAGCAGAAGCCGCCGGATCCCAATCAGCAGTTGGTCGAGATCGAAAAGGGCAAGGCCATGGCCAAGGCCCAGATGGATCAGGTCAAGCTTCAGCAGGATGCGCAGGCCGCACAGGCGGAAGACGCCCGCGCCCGCGAGAAGATGGAGAACGACCAGCGGATCGCGATGGAGAAAATCCGCGCCGACCTGATGCTCGGTATGGCGAAGATCGAAGCCGAGACGAAGGCAAAAATCGACCTCGCCGATCTCGACGCCCGCGTGACGCTGGCAACCGCAGAGATCACCGCCGCCTCGCAGCGCCACGCTGCCGAGCAGGCGAGCCAGAACCAGCCGGAGACCTAAATGCTCGACGAAACCCTGCTGCAGGAAGCCGAAGCCTTCGCCAACAGTCAAACATGTGCAGAACTGTTCAAACGTCTGAAAGAGCAGGCGATGCTGCAGTGGGCGGCGACGGCGCCGGCCGCGAATGGCGACCGCGAACACCTGTACCGCATCCACGAGACGCTGGAGATGCTCGAAGTGGCTTTGAGCACCTTGGGCAAGGGCAGAAACATCGACGCCTACAACCGCAGCCTTGCTGCCAGGCAGAAGGTGAGTTAACATGAGCGATACCAGCACGTCCCCGGACACTGGCATTACCGGAGCCGCAACGGCTTTCGAGGGTTTGATCGAGCGGTCCGCCGCCACCGAACAACCCGAGCCCCCGGCGCCGGCAGTACCGCAGGAAACTGCGGCCCCCGAAGAGGCAGAGACGCCCGAAGAGACGACGACGGAAGAAGTCGTTGAATCGGGAGCCGACGAGGGGGACACCGCCGAAGAGGACACATCCGACGAGGCCGCCCCGGCGCCGCAGACTTTCACCGTCGAACTCGACGGCAAGGAAGTCGAGGTGCCCCTGGAGGAGGCCAAGAAGGGATACCTTCGGAACGCGGATTACACTCGCAAGACTCAGGCTCTGGCTGAGGCCCGCAAGGCCGCTCAGGCAGAACTAGAGCAGGTGTCACGGGAAAGGGCGCAGTACGCGCAACTGATTCCGGCGATTGCGGCGCAGCTTCAGGCGACGCTCCCGCAGCCCCCGGATAAGACGCTGCTGGAAACCGATCCCGCCGAGTATGTGCGGCAGGACGTGCGGTATCGTGAACACGCCGAGCGGCTGGCGGCAGCCCAGTTCGAGCATTCACGGGTACAGGGCGCGCAATCACAGGAACAGCAGGCAAATCTCCAGAGGATGGTCGAAGAGGGACGCGGAAAGCTCCTCGAGGCCATCCCCGAATGGAGAGATGAGGCCAAGCGCAAGGAAGGGCTTGGGAAGGTCCGCGAGTACGGCAAGAAGCTGGGCTTCACCGACGCGGAACTGGATCAAGCCTACGACCATCGGGCCGTTGTCGCCGTCGAGAAGGCGCGTAGATACGACGAACTGATGGCCGGCGC